TATATACAATTCGTTACAATTTTGGATTTTCTTTAAATTCATCCAATAAATCATCCACTATAGTACGTTTTCCACTCAATTTGGCAATCTGATACATGGAAGACTTCATATATTTTGATATCTTCTTATATTTTTTCAGTACTTTCCCAAATTCTTTTTTATCTAAAGAATAATTATTAGGATCTTGTTTAGGATCATTAATGACATTACCAGTATCTTCAGTCTTTACATCTCTACCTGCAGCTAATCCTGCAGCTTCAGAGACTTTAAACTCTGGTTCATACCCAAGGTTTTCTTCACTCACTTTCTTCTTCCTCCTGTTTCTTTCTTCTCCTCTTTTTCTTTGGAGGTTTAGGTTTACTATTCCATGAACTTGGATTTATAGTACCCGAAGTCCAATCCATCTTCTCAATAACATTCTTCTTAAATACATCCCAATAAGAATCAAATATAGAAACTCTCGTTCCCATAACAATATCCTGCCATTCTTTATCACCATCCTTACATTTTATAAGATATGCAGTACTAGGAAGACTCTTATCATGAGCAACAGAATCATCACATCCAGTATAAATTACTGTCGTACTACCAGCTTTCATTTGAAGAATTTGTTCTTCACTGAGAGCAGTTCTGGTCATGACCGACCACCCCAATGAATGTCTGGATAAGCTTCTGCAATAGTTTCTTGAGTTAACTTATACTTGTTCTTTAATTTTTTATCTTTAGTCAAACAAATAAGTTCTGCTTCTTCTGCATGAAGTCTTTCTAGAAGTTGTATAAACATACTCTCTCTTCTTAATGGTGGAAGAGGATCGTTACCACCTTTAACATAGTGATATAGATTCTTATACTCTGAGGTTAACTGGTTATGATCCGTGCCCTTTGGCGCCTCATTGGGACTGTAAGGTACTTGTCCATCAGGTAGCATACTTCTCACACTCTCATCGTAACTCCATATCAATACAGCACGAATGGCAGGTGAATCATATTCTTTCAACAATTCAATCTTCTTTGCCTTACTTCTTGCCTTTGATACAGCATCAAGAACTTCAGATAATAAAGGGTTGGGTGGTAATTTTTTAGTTTTAGTTGTCGTCGCCATGATTAATCATCATCCTCCAAATAATAAGTTGTGTCGTCCAATACTACACGGACTGCAGTTAAATCGGTTTTGATCAAGTTTCCTTCTTGATCATACATCTCTGGGTGAGATGATATTTGTGCATTCTTCAGTGTAACATAGTCAACCCATCTTTGACAAGCGAACCATCCTAACATAGCACCTACAATTGCACCACCGATGCAAAAAAGAGCCGAATAAACAACCAATGTAACCTCTGTTAACATTTGATAAAACCTCAGCTAATTTTTATTTAGGATCTATTCTTAGATCCCTTTCTTCTTCCTGGCCTTTTTTCGTTTTTATATTTCCAAGCATCACTAAGAATAGTATCAAGATAATTTCTTATCTTTCTTGCTGTAGGTTTACCTAAGTGGCCATAACCCTCACGTATTTGTTTATGTGTATTATCATCACCACCTTCAAGATATAAATCCAATTCATTAATCACTTGGACAATCTCATGGGCGGTGGAACTATTAATAAACTCATCTATGTTAGGGCCAGTTAATTTATTTGCCCTAACATAGTTGTACATACTAAAAGTAAATGTTTGTGACGAAAAAACATCATCGATAACATGTTCGATCATGTCATCGAGATCGTCTATAATGCATTTAGTCATTTTAAATAATCCTTTCTTCTCTTAAATATTTGACAGTATCAGTGCATCCACCTAATTTTTTTCCATCCATAGTTACTTGTGGAAAAGTAGAACCCTCACCAAATTCACTGTAAAAATCTTCTTTAGTAAAGTGATCGTCTAATTTATATTCCGTGAAGCTTAAATCCTTACCGATAAGTATTTGAATAATTGAAGAACAGTAAGGGCAATCTTGTTTTGAATAGACGGTAAAATTCATAATAAAAGAAACACTTTGAAATTATATATTATAGTTTAAAATTTAAATTTATGTTGCAAAGAATAATAACTGTGTTGTAGTTTGAACATATATAGTATAGGGTAAAGAAAAGGGGAAGACAAGATGAAACAAACTTCCTTTGTTATGAGTTCACCTTTTAGTAATGGAGACTATTATCCGTGCATAACCTAATCTCACACAACCAACTATCTGGTTGGAATCAAAACGTAAGACACCTTGAACAAACCTTAGATAACGCAAACGAACAGAGTCAATTAGTAAACGATTATTATGCATGTCTTATAGAAAATGCCAATGATAGTCACAAGGATCAAATCTGCAAAACAATCTTAAACTGAAAACTCATGTAAGAAATTAAAAGAACAGTAAGGGAAACCTTACTGTTTTTTTTAGTAAAATTTTGGAGTATTAAAATCTCTTTGTACTTCCACTTCAATAGTATCAAAGATTCTCATTAATGATCTTGCATATGATCTATACCCCGAACCAACATTACTTGTCCAGAGCAACTACAGAGAATGTAGCTATACCCCAAAAGATATAATAAAACTTAGACTTAACTTGGTTGCGTCTTTTTTCTTGCCACATTGGTGGCGGTGATATGTAACTCATAATTTAATCTTTCAAATCAGGTAATTTTTTCTCGACCCAGTGTTCTGTGTTATCTATTCCAGCAGCTGTAACATATCTCATAATATGTTCATCAATCTGGTGATAGACTGGGTGTAAATCCAAATCCATATTAATGTCATGTGCTATCTGTGATATCTGATCTGCTGAGAAACAATGATCAGGATGTAATAGATCACAACATGGAACTCTTTTTTCAATCAATTCGTTTAGGTTGATACGAATTTCATAATCTCTATAAACTGGCATTAATCCATCTCCTTAGACATATTACGGATAATAATTCTATCATTTTCATAATCAGGAACAAACTCTAGGACATCATCATGACCCCACATCAACTCTTCATATAAAGAATTAAGTCGATCCATGTCTTCCCATAGATCGTTAACATGACGGTCTTCCATTAGGGATCTCCATAGGTGTCTTGTTTTTTAAAGAATTCATTCATACTTGATTGACAGTCTGGTGGTTCTGGGTCTGGTGGAATTCCTTTTATTCTTTTCCACTTTTGATACAAAGCACCCAAGATCCATGATTGAGATAGACTTTTAGGCCCATTCTCTAACAACTCAAGTTCTTTCTTGTTGCTTGTATATGCTTTGTATTCTTCTCTCCAGTTGGTTTCCATAGTTTAACAGAGATTGAATGATTTGGCGACCCTCTCAGTATTATTTGAGGTACTTATTGATTACATCTATCTGATCTTTATATTTTGCTATCATATTTAATTCTTCTTCTATCGCCTCAACCACATTGGAATGTTCTCCAATACCAACAGGGTTATTTAAATAAACTTCCACATTTGCAAGATGTTTTTGGATGTCTCCTTGTGCATGTGCAAGAAGTGCTTTGATTAATTGGTCTCTCATTTTGTTACTCCACTAAGGTTTTCATCATCATCTTCTAGTTGTTCCTTCAAATCATTTATACGAGTTTGTAACTCATTATAATCATCAATGTCACAACTAGTTTTTAGATTAGTTTCAAAAGTTACACCCATTAACTCCTCACCAGGCTTAACATCTATCATTTCAGGATGCATTGGTTTGGTAACTTTAGTTGTCCATACTCCACTAGGAGTATTCATATTAGTATTCCATCCTTTAAACATTGAGCGAACAGCCCATATAAAAAGAAAAACCCATGTTAGGGAAAATACTATGTCAGTTACTGGATTCATATTCTTGGAATGTATCCTTTTGCTTGTTGAACCAAAGGCATAACTTCAGTCTCAACTTTTTCAACAATTTTATCTACTATACTTATATCTATATCAAGAAAGGGTGGGATGATTCCAAGTAACCTTAATGTTCCATCTAAGAATAGGGCAAGACAAGTAAATCCAAGAATCATACTGATAACAGTAGCAGTACGATTGTGTTTCGCCATAGACTCTTCATCTATTCTTCTTGCTTCATCTAATGCATCACTAATTAAAATATCAACTTCTTCTTTAGTGTAACATAAATGAGGAATAATTTTTTTAACCGCTTCTTCTGTCATAATTAGTAATCAAATTCATCAAGGATATCAAGAGCATTATTGAGTGCTTGTTGAGCTGCCCATCTTTCTTTACTATCCCATTCAGGATACCAAGTCTTTTCATCAATCCCTTTTTTTATTTTATTAAGTCGAGATTGCATATCAACTTTTTTTAATCTGCCGTTCATGTAAGTTCGGTAAAGGTTATTTGGCCATGCACAACTAAGAGTTGAGTCCATTAGATCTTAGAGAAAGAACGTAATCAAGAACTTGCTGTCGTACTTCCATTAACTCATTAAAACATTTCTGATTATGAGCACAAGCACGTAAAGCATTATCTGGCTTATGTATCGATTCAATGTATAAATCGTATGCTCTATTAATCTTTTCTGTTTTGGTTTCACCATCAGATACAGAATTTTGATCTTTCATTATTTTAATAAAAGGTTTAAATTGATCTCTTTGAAGACCATCTTTATAAAGTTCTGAAATTTTTGTATTAGAAGTAACTAAAATCTTAATATTTTCTTTAAAAATTTGATCAAATAATTTTCCTAAAATCATAGCATCAACAATATTTGTTACTTGAAATTCATCAAAATAAATTAAAGATGCTTTTGATTTTAATTCTTTTACGAAATAATTAATTACATTTTCCTCACTTTTTTCTTTTCTTTCGTGAACAAAATCATGAAAACTTAACATAAACTCATTAAAATGGAGT